ATATACGCGCGCGGGTGCGCAGGCTACCTCTAGCCTTAAGCCTTAGGCCTTAAGGCATTTAAGGCCTTAAAGAAAGAAATAAAAAAACGCGCTGGCGCGCAAGGCTTCCAAATTTTTTTCTTCAAGGCTTTTCAACCCAAGGCTTGCTGCGTTGAAAATTTTCAATCCAAGGTCTGTACCAGGTTGGGCTTGTCCCCTTGCTGGCAGAATTTTGCCCCTTGCTCTCGAAGCGCAAGGATAAACGCTCCGCGCGGCTGCGCCGTCCTTGGCGCGTCTCTCGCTACGCGGCTTGTTTTTTCTGCCAAGGGGACAGCGCTAATTTAGCGTGAGACATATCTGAGAGCTTCGAGAGCGTGCGTTTGTGGCAGTGCGCGGGTATCGAGTCGAACAAGGCTGAAAAAGCGAAGGCTGCCCCCCGTTGCGCGCGCCCCCCAAAAAGTTCTTGACGTGTCTTTGCAGGTGTGTTTGTATCGTCTTCGTTGATCGTGTGTGAGGCGAGGGGACGGGTTCACAGTTTCCGCTGCCCGACACTTCGCCACATATACACCCACCAAGAGATCCCCTCTCATGGTACACAGACGAAGTACAGTCCCCTCAAAGAAGCCGCCTGACAGCCCCCCCTCTGTCAAGCGGCTTCTTGTTTCTCTGCTCTCCTGCGCGGACTTTAAGGACGTCCTGCAAGCCTACCGCGCGATCACCCGCCAAGGCCGCGACCCCTCCGAAAGAATTATCACTGCCATCGCCACCGCTCGCGAGCTGCCCGAAGAATTCAGGCTTGGCTTGATGCTCTGCGCGGAGATGTCAGAGGCAGAGATCGATCTTTGTTGCGTCTGTGTTCGCTCCGCATCCTACCGCCAAGCAACCCCCTTTTGGAGATTCGAGCGGGTCGCGGCCTTCGCGCTGCGCCATCGAATTTTTACGAGCTGGCTTGGACCCCTTCTCTCCCCCTCTTCTCTTTCCAAACAAGATCGAATCTCTTCGATCAAAGACTCTCTTCGCAAACGCTGGCGAGCGCTTGAAGCTCGCCTTGAAAAGATCCTTGAACTTGGGAGAATGCAAGTCGACGCATAGGCTGCGTTTTTTGCGTTTTTCTTGCGAGTTTGCAGGAATAGGTTATAGGCGCGCGTGCGACACTGATCACTCTCGCGCGCCTCGCCTTGCGCCGCTGGCACGTCTCTTTTCTGGCGCAAGGTCCATCTTCGCTCGTTAGGAGAGCACCCGTGCCCAAGCGCAAGAAAAAAAAGAAGGCCGCCCCCAAGGCGAAGCCAAAAGAAGAGCGGCGCCCCAAGGCAGGCCGCCCGCCAGAGTATGAAGATCCAGAGCTGCGCCGCCGCGTCTTGCGCGGGCTGTCGGTTGGATGGCCCTTCCAAAGGGTCGCAGACTTTGCGGGCATCTCGCTTGAAACGCTTCGCTTGTGGCGAAAGTCTCCGCCCCCCAAAGATGCACCCGAAGAGATCAAAAAATTTTTTGGGGATATAAAAAGCCAAGAGCTTTTGGGCGAGCTTGTTTGTTTAGAGGCCGTAATCTCGGGGGCTCCAGGATGGCAGGGGCCCGCCTGGCGCCTCGAAAGATTGCGCCCCAAAGAATACGGGCGCCCCGCCCCCGTGACCTTGGACGCAGACGAAGATACAGAGATCCAGATCTCCTTTAAGAATCGCTTTCGCGATCCAGGCGAAGACGATGGCGATCCAGGCGACGATTGATTACACCCCAAACACCGCGCAAGAGCGGTGGCATCGCGCAAACACAAAGCACAAAGTCGTGCTTTTGGGGGCTGGCGTTGGGGTGGGCAAGACGCAGGCGCTTGCAGAAGAGTCCGTAATTCGGGCGCTTGAGAACCCCGGCTGTGTCGGGCTTGTCGCGTCTCACGTCTTCACGCATATGAAAACGGTCGTAAGGCCTCGAATTATAAGCATTCTTAAGCAGGCCAAAGTCTACAAGGGCGAAAACAAGGCAGATAAGGAGATCTACGTTCGCAACGGATCTCTTATCAAGTATGGCTCTGCTAACAGGCCAGACTCTCTTGAAGGGATGGATGTTGCTTGGGCGATAGGTGACGAGCTTCGTTTTTGGCCTTGGCAAAGCTACGAATTTTTCACCGCGCGAGTCCGGGTCAAGTGTCCCCACCCGCTGCTTGCCTTCACAAGCACCCTTGATAGCGGACATTGGATGGCAGACGTTTTTCGCGATACAAGCGAGATCGTCGTAAGGGGCACGACTTACGAAAACGCCCATAACCTGCAAGCGGACTATATAGAGCTTCTAAAAAAACGCCTAAGTCCGCAGCTTTTCGCGCAGTATGCCCTTGCCGAATGGGCAAACATTGGGGGCACCGTCTACGGACAAGAGGCAGAGATCCCCTTGATGCTTGAGCGCATCGAGCGGCTCTATGATCCCTATCACCCCGTCCTTGGCGCGATGGACTTTGGCTATGTCAGGCCCGCCTTTCTCTTTGTGCAGCACTTCGACTTTTGCCCGCTCCACGGGGTCTCCAACTGTCTACACATCTTAGACGAGATTGTCGAAGACAATACGTCAACCGATCGAATGATCCCCAAGATCAAGGGGAAGTGCGGAGGCCCGCACTACTTCTCTTTATCGGATATCTATTGCGATCCCGCGGGCCGCCACCGCAACCAAGAAGAGGGCAAGCGAAGCGTCGACATTCTAGAAAGCGCGGACTTTAACGCGCTTTATTCGACAGCTCGCAAAGACACAGACTTCAACGCGGGCATCGAACGCGTGCGGGCGCAGATCCTTTCGGCTTCCAATGAGCGCCGCCTATACATCGCCTCACATCTCGACAGGCGCATTGTGGGCGTTACAGAAGATCGCGGGATCGTGAAGGCTTTGCAGCGATACCCTTACAAAGGCACGCCTCCGCAGCCGCACAGAGAGAGCATCTACGGGCACGTCTTGGATGCTCTTCGCTACCTTGTGAACGGCGTATGCCAGCCCCGGGCAGAAGTTGGACCTATCTTCGAAAGAAACCGGCTTGTTCGAAGCCCTGAACCTTTGTAAATGCCCTATTATCCGATGCTTGCAACGCGCGTGTTGCAAGCATCGGATAATAAGGGCATTTGCGAACTTTGCACCCTCAAAATGTCCATTTTATAAATTTTTGCTTTGAAAGGCACTCGAATGAAGATCCTCGAAAAACTTGCAGATCTCTGGTCTGCCAGCGCTGCGCGGCGCCGCCTGACTTCGAGGATGCACGGGGTTTATTCGGGCACCTGGAAAGATTCGAGCGGCGTAGACGAACTTGAGCGCACCTTGCAAGAGCGATATCCACACACTGCATTTATGATGATGGAGGTTTCGGATCGCTCCGTAAACCCCTATCCTTGGGCGTGTTCGCAGCTTGGGCGCATTTATGCCCGCCCGCCTGGCCGCACTGTCAACGGTCTGCCTTGCAGCGATACTTACGACAGCCCCACAACCAACCTTGCACTCTCCAACATCTGTAAGCAGACTTGGGGCTTGCAGCAAAACTTGATCCGCCCCCGCCTTGGGAAAGAAGGGATCGTGCTTGAGTGCGTTTCTCCAGAATGGTTTGTTTGCATCCCGCACAAAGACGATCCCTTCAAGCTCGAAGCCGTTCTTTATTACGTCTACCGCAGAGATCGCGAAAGATCGAAGCCGGTGTATGTGGTCTGGACAGAGGCATATCACGGCGTCTTCGAAGATCCGCAGCTCAAGACGAAGGTGCCCATTAAGGGCAACGAAGACTGCGTAAACCCTTACGGATGCGTACCATTTGTTTTGTCGCACGCTTCGTATCCAAGCACTTCGGACCCCTTCAAGATCTTGAACCCGTTTGGATCCTTTTCTCGCAACGTCTTGCTTGACGTAATGAACCCCTTCACTTTGGGGCCCGAAGGCGAAGTTGGCTTGCTTGATCTGCAAGTAGATGTAGTGTCCCAAGTTGACGCCTTGATCAAGTTGATCGAAGCGCCCCTTGCCCTTGAAGGCATTCGCCCCGAGATGATCAAGGGACAGGTGACAGCAACAAGCGGCGTAGATCGAGCGCTTCAAATGACCGAACTTGAAGAGCGGCGCGAAGACACCCGCACTGTTTACCGCCAGCTTGAGCAAAGCCTTTACGATGTCTGCGTTGAAGTCGTAGACGTTGACCGCAGGCGCCCTTGTTATCGGCATGTCGACAGACTTTTGCCCGGGGTGCTTCACGTCGATTATGCGGATATCGGACCTGCAATGAGTCTTGCGGATACCGTGGACCTTTGGATCAAGCGGCTTGGCTCTGGCCTTGCCTCCGCGGAGATGGCTTTGGCAGATCTCGAAGATCTGCCGCCCGAAGATGCTCGCCAGATCTCTCAACAGATCCGAAACGAACAAGCCCGCTTGCAGCGCGCGCGGCTCGCCCCGCCCCCCGCATAATGGCAACGTTCGATCTTGGCGGGTATGGCGCGACTCTTGAGATCCCGATCATGCGCTTTATGACAACGCGCGCTCAAAACTTTCCGCCAGACTTCAACGAGGCCGACGCAGAGCAGATCATGCAAGATGTTGGGGTGGGCGCTTATTTTTCTGAAGATGCGATCAATCGCACGATCCGAGAAAACACGGGCGTTGCTGGCACGGATCCGATCGGCGCAGAAGTACAACGGCAAGTTCGCGAAGAGTGGCAGGCGGAGATCACGGGCAATTCGCAATCTCAGATAGTGAGCGAAGTTCAACGCATTACGGGCACCTTTCAGGCCCGCGCGGAGACGATTGCAAACACTGCACTTTCCCAAGCGCAACGCGCCTATACAATCGAAAGCGCCCGCTTTCTTCCCTCCCAAGAAGAAGTGCTCTTTGGATACGACGGGCCCTCTTCAGATCGCGGCTTCTGCGCGGAGATCTTGGGCAAGGCCTTCACGAGAGAGCAGATCGCGCGGCTCGATAACGGGCAAGGCCTGCCCGTCCTAACGTCTGGCGGGGGCTGGAATTGTCGCCACTCTTGGACGCCACTTGCGGGGCGCGCAGCCGCAGAGATTGCAGGCTACGACATTGCGACAGATGCAGACGTTGCCCGCGCAAATGGCGAGGCGGATTGATGAAAATTCGAGCGCAGTTTGACAAACGCCAAGTAGATCAGATCCGCAAGCTTCTTGAGCGCGATATGCAAGAGGCCGTTATGGGGTTGGCAACTTTGCAGGTTGCCAATATCAAAAAGAGGGTGTCGCGCGGAGAAGATCGCGACGATCGGCGGATGCCCCCGTACACCCGCGCTTATGAAAAGTGGAAAAGCAAGCGCGGCCGCGACACAACGCGCCGCAACCTTGTTTTTCGAGGCCATATGTTTCAGTCAATGGTGGCCCTGCCAGACGGGCGGGCCCGCGCTGTTATTCGCTTTGTGGATCCCCTGCAAAGGTTGAAGGCGCAGCGAAACCAAACGATCGCCCCGTTTATGGGGACTAGTAGCAAAGACTTCGAAAAGCTTTCCAGATGGATGGATGCTTTTCTTGCAAAGAGAGGTTGACAGATGGAAAGGATCGAAG